CATGCTCAGGGGTGTATGTTGCTCCAAGAGTGTACCGATCATGTCCAAGAACTCAAAACAGTTTCCGACCTTAACAAGCATGAGGAACTGGTTGATAGTGATTACAGTGTTATTGCTGATGAGTTTAACTCTCTCATCCGATCACTTAATACGGTCGGAGCTAAAGTTTTTCTAGCAGACATCCGATACTTCCCAGTTGGACATCGTGGCGTCTATCATACTGTAAGCAACAACTTCTTCCTGAACGTTGCTCACATGAAGCGTCCTGGTGTAGTAATGTCAGTGATGCGTCATGAGGGATGGCACGCTGCTCAGGACTGCATGGCAGGAACAATCAATAATAACTTTATTGCTATCATCAAACCTGAGGAAGATGTTCCTAAGATTTGGCAAGCGATTGCGAAAGATACATATAAGTCTCAACCACATGCGATTCCCTGGGAGAAAGAAGCGTATTGGGCAGGTCATACAGAAGGTATGACTGCAAAAGCACTTGAGTCTTGTGCCGCTGGGACTATGTGGACTGATTATAATCCCACACCTATGACTCGCGAATGGTTGGTTGAAAACGGGTTCCTCTCTAAATAGAGTTGCCTTTGCTGGTCACTCATGTCTGAAGAAGTTAAGCAGGAAAAACCAAAAGGACCAATCGGAAAGTTAAAAGATAAAATTGAGGACGCTGATGAACAGTTGGCAGTCCTCAGTACACTTGTAAGATTGGGAATTCTTATTTGGTCTGGTGGTATACTTACTTTAAACTATGTGACCATTCCTGGATTGCCACAGCAGAAGATCGATCCGACCTTCATAGCCAGCGTCTTTACCGGAGTTTTAGCTACGTTCGGGGTTCAAACGGCTAAGAAATCTAACGATGGCACGATGAAGATGAACGGTGCTAATGGTGCTGCTGCTGGTGCCCCTGGTGCAATCACCAAGGCAGATCTCGAAAGACTGATTGCTGCTGCAAAGGAGACTGCTCCTGCTCAGACCATTAGAGTTGAGACAGCACCAATCAAAGTCGTAACCGATTCAGAACAACCTCCATACAAGATGTGATATGAAACCTTACCTCAAGTGGACTGCCATTAGTCTTGGCAGCATAGTAGCGATTGCACACATCGGTGTGCTGGGACATTTGGTCAGACGAGAACCTGATAGGATTCAGGTCCCGACCATTAATATCCCACGCGGCACTCCATATTCCTCTTATAAAATAGAGGCAGGTAAGGACGGATATACAATTGAATATAAAGCAAACGATCCTGCTATTCTTGAATCTCAGAGATCGCTAATTCTTGACAAAGAAAAGAAAGGATTGTTTGGTGGTGGAAGTGAGAATAGAAGAGAATGGAGAACTGATCAATTCACTGCGGAAGGTGTAAGGAATATGGGAGGTGCCGCAACGCTGGACGGAGAGGGAAAGAGTGCAAAAGACGTAGAGTGTATCGTGGCGGACGCTGGAGCACGGTCTCAAGGTGCAATGGCAGGAACCGCAATTAGCACAGGACTCTTGGCACCTGCCGTAGTAAATATTCCTTATATTGGATGGTTGGCTGCAGGGTGGGTTAATCTCATAGGACAGAACGTTGGATCTTCGGCAGGATCTTTGGTAAACTCTGCGATTAGCGATTGCTAATGAACCTGATTCTGAGACCTCTTCATGATGTAAATGATGTAACTTGGAGTATTGTCTGGTCTTTGATAATACTTTTAGCGGGAGTTTTTTATGTGATCGTCTATATATTAGGAATTGATGAGAGAGAATCCTATGGGAGCCATGACACCCCCGAACAGGAAGAGCTGTTACAACTTCCGAGTGGTGGAGATAAACAGAGTTCTGGACGGTGACACGATTGATGTCACCATTGATCTTGGATTTGATCTCTTTAAGAAAGAAAGAGTAAGAGTTGCTGGTGTAGATACTCCCGAAAAACGCACAAGAGACCTAGAGGAGAAAGCCCTTGGAATCGACGCAACAAACTGGCTCAAAGAAAAACTGGAAGGGGCGTTGGCTGGTGATGATGATCTTGTTATCCGCACTGAACTTGTTGGCGGGGTTGGCAAATATGGGCGTCTTCTGGGTTGGTTATACCTTGGGGACGGAGATGTGTCCCTTAATGAAGCAATGATTGACGAAGGATACGCTTGGGCGTATGATGGTGGAACTAAGCAAAAGAACTTTGAAGAACTACGTGAAATTCGTCGTGCCCATGGCACGCTGGTTGAATGACAAAGAACATAACGATAAACGCGCCAGAGGGCGCGAATGTAGATGGGATACAGATAGAGCAAACGATTACGCAACCAGCAGACTTAGAAATTGGTCCCGTAAAGGTAGGTGATTCCTCTGTTCTTACTGTAAGTAATGTTGCGTTTGTAATTATTATCCTCGGTGCTCTTGTAGTTTTTAAGAGGTTAATGAAATGAAAGACCTTAAGATTCCATTTGCTATTGTATCTTTTCTACTTGTTCAGGGTGCTGGTGCCGTATGGTGGGCATCTCAAGTAGATGGTAGAGTTAAAAACTTAGAGACTCAGAGCCTCAATATTGCAAAAGAAAATCGCAGGTATATTGAGCAAGTAGTTCAACCATCTTACGGAATTGGTAAGAATTGGAAGAATCAATATCATGATGAGTGGGTTCTGAAAGGAGGATGGAAAGATTAAATGCCCATCCCTGATATTCGACTTAATAATGTAAGAATCCGTGACGTGAGTATTCCAGAAGTGCCAAAGTGGATGTCATCTGATCCACCAGTGGCAGTTCCAATTCTTCCTCCAGTTACGATGGAGATTGGAACTCCTATTGTCAATATTCCTGGATGCGTTGAGGCACACAAGGATAATCAGGAAAACGTTAATTTAAAAAATGAGGATGATAAAGGTGTTATGACCCTGTGTGATGCAGGCACACCTTATTATTCTGCTATTGACTACGACAGAAATAAGATTCAATTAGAGCAAGAACCACCTAAACCACCTGCATACAAACCACCACCAAAACCAGAACCACCAGAAACTAAAACTCCTGCAGTGCCTAAGACAGAGGCACCTATGCCTGAGTGTCCTAGTAGAGCACAGGAGTTAAAAGATCCTGTTGGTAAGATTGTAGAAGGTAATAAAAAGATTGTTGCATATGAAATGGTCGGGAAAGAATGTCTCCCTGTATTTGAGACACTTTCTATTCCCGACCAGATAGTTCAGAATATACCTTCAGCAGGTATGGTAACTACAACTGCTTCTATCGCTGTTGTGGCAACGTCTTCGGCACTGCTCGCAAAACCTCTTGCTGACCTTCTGTTAAAAGCGGTGAAACCTGCTGTGAAGAAAGTGATGAAGAAGATCGCTGCCTTACGGGGTAAGAAGATCCCGCCGCAGTCGGTACTTGAGAAGCGCCAGGAGCAGCGGATACGGAATCACGCGATTCGGAAACTGAAGGGGAAGGAATAGAATGTGAGTGTTGAGCAACTGTGTTTACATTTTGTACTAAGACATCAGCACATACTCTCGCATAAGGACTCTTGGGATGGAAGCGAATCCCTTTCTGTAATAATTCCCCACAATTTTTAAGTCTAGCTAATTCAAAATCTAATCTTTTGTTAGCAAGTAATTGACCCTGTAAGGCAATTTGAGTTTCTGCTGCTTGCTTACAACGTTCTTGTAATCCACCATCGAGAGGGAAAGATAGTGTTGCTGATAAACCAATACTAGTACTAAAGTTTCTGGTGTTACCAGTTCTGACTGGTTTATCCCAGAGGACTCGGCCAGGATCATCAGGCACTCCGTCCCCCTGCATTTCCATGACAGTAATAGTCATGTCAGCACCATCTTCGTATGCCCTCACCTCATCGCCGTCTGCGTTGGTGTAGGTTCTATTATCGTACCAAGTTTCCCAAGGCCAGTTCTTTACGTTCTTTTGAACTTCTACCAATCTTCCCTCAAAATCCCTGTTATCGTACTGAGGTTCCATGTACAAAGTTTCAAATGGTTGCTTATCATTTTTGGCATGAGTAATGTAAGGAGTTATATTAGCGGTAGGACCTTGACAACTGATACCATTTCCATATGTGTTGGTAATGTAGGGACCTTGTAAAACCTGAATGGCTTGGTTGGTCACTGAGCCAGAGCTATTTGCGATTGGATTAGCAGTCGCAGAAACACCTCCCACATCAGCAGCACTGACGGGAGATGCAATTAACAACCCGATTACTGGGTAAAGATACTTGTAGTATCTGTTACGCTGGTAACTTCTGTTGTTCTTTGAATCACGGTTTGGTTTGTCATTCCTGGACCCATGTAAGTCTGGGTGAACTGGAATGCTTCCCCTGGATTTGTTATGGTGAAGTTGGAGTTGGAGAAGTCTAGTCCAGTTGTGGAGTTTACGACTTGTCCTTCGATTCCTCCCAGAGGAGTCACGCTTACATTGTTTTTCACTGTTGGGGGAAGAAGTGACGCTCCGTTGTTGGATACGTTTGTTCCCGAAACTGAATATTGCCATCCTGTTGCATAGTCTATAGAGTTTATTGTCTCAGTTTGCTTAGAAGTCGTTTCAGTGTGGCTGGTCATCGAACCCTGTGTGAAGTTCGGGACCACCGGGACTGCTCCAGCAGATTGAACCAGTCCGTGAATAACTCCAAGAATCAATCCGAGACCGATTGCTTCTTGTAGTCTAGTCATTAGTCGATAACCGTGATTTCGCTTACGAATTGACCCACAGCAGTAGATCCAGCTCCACCAGCCGTGATTGCGATAGCACCATCGGTTCCGATAGTACCTGCCAGGTCGCCAGCAGATCCAGCAGCGTAAGAAGTCTGCGAACTGAAGGCACTAACAGCACCTACAGAAGGAGCTGAAGTTGGGAGTGCATCGCCTTGCAGGAACGAGGTGCTGAAGGAGAACGCTTCTCCGTTCGTGGCAGACAATTGACTTGCGGAAATGGTTCCAGGTCCATAGACTCCACTGGAAATTGCTCCAGAGGAAAGGACACCAGCAGTCGTTCCGTCCGACGTTCCTACGTTAGAACCTGAAATACTGTATTGGTTTCCTAGTCTCGTTGCAGAAGTTCTTGCAGAGTCAACAGTCAACTGAACACTAGAACTCATCTTATGAACCAGCCCTCCTGCGTTTGCCGCAGGTGCTGCCATCAAAATCATTATTAATGGAAGGAGTCTTCTCATTACTAATCACTCTTTAGGTGTGTATTTATTTAGAGGTAGATTTTTTTGAATGTGTTACTAGAGTGTGTCTTGGTACAAGGCGATACCGTTTAAAGGGTTGACAGACCCAGGGAAATCGCTTAATATAAATACATGGACGGGTGAGGTTTTCCTCACTTTCCAAACACGCCTCACCGAGACTAAACAGCGTGTCTAAACAACAGTCTCTCATACCAACTCTGGAGGGTAGAGTTGG